GCGCTGTACCGAACCCAGCGAGATGCCGACCGCTGTGGCCATTGCCCGGCCTGTCCAATAAGTTGCCTGGTGCGGCGGTTCGGTGCAATCAAGTTAGTATTTTCGTTGGGGTCGGCGGGGGATTTGCTCAGGTCATTTGGCTTTGGCATGGCGAGCATCCATCGGTTCAATCTAAGAATGGTGCCAATTCCCTCGCCGTCCGCCCCATAGCATCTGTACACCCACCTGGACAAGCTCCTGGTCACGCCGGTACTGGCATGCTCTACCCGGCCGCCGGCGCTTTCAGCACGGCGGCGCGGCGCTTGTCCTTGAGCCGGTAGCTCTCGCCCTGAAGGGCGACCACTGTCGAATGGTGGAGCAGTGGGTCGAGCATAGCCGTGGTCAGTACCGGATCGCCGGCAGGTTGAGCAGTTGCCTACCTGAGCTCATAAGCAACTGACACTGGCAATAGGTTATCGAATGCTCCTATGCATGATAATCGGACTGTACTCTTATAGAATCGCTCGAAGGAAATTCCACGCCGGCTTCCTCGAGGGCTGTTTGTATCTGAATCCTGATCGCCGGCAGGGTGCGACGCGCACCCCTCTCGAAATCCTTGAGCGCTGATAATCCGACATTTGACCGATTAGCCAATTCGGCCTGGGTCCAGCTGAGCCACGCGCGGGCAGCACGACATTGTTCGGGGCTAATCTGGACCGCCCCCCGGCTCCTATTAGATAGGTTCACGGCGCGCCGAAGATGTGGTTACAGAGACATGCTCGTCGCCTTCAACGAAAATAGTTGATATCAGCTCGCTATTGCGCTAATAAAGGTCAGCTAAGCCATTTAGTCGTACCCTGAGATAAGGAGACCTCATTATAACCATCGAAATCAAGAAGACCCGCTCTTCGCGGCAGCACACTCATTAGCCGACCGGAAGCGACGACGCCAACGAACACTGCCCGCGGTGTGGCCATACAATTACCCACGGGGACTTCGAGGAAATCCGGTCTCGGATCCAAATTGAGGGAAACGCTCGCATTGCCAAGGCGGAACAGATTCTAAAGGACGTCGTCGAAGCCAAACGCAGAGCAAGGATATGCGAAGTTGCTGCCCGAAAGGAGCCGAGCAAAATGGGCGCCGCGGTCGATCCGGCTCGGCTCACTCCGGAGACCGAGCAGAGTGAACGCCGGGTCGAGAGGCCATTGCCCGCGCCGGCATCGGACAGTCCCTCCGTGGTTTTAGCGTTGATTGAAAGGTTGGCGCTTAACCCGGGCGCCGATGCGGGAAAGCTCGATTGCGCAATCGCCATGTACGAGCGCCTCAAGGCCAAAGAGGCAGAACTCGCGTTCAACTCCGCTAAAGGCCGGATCCTGAAAAAGCTAGCCCACCTCAAGATCGTGAAGAACCGATCCGTCCGCCATGAATTCGAGAAAGGCGAGCCTCAAAATGGGACCTATGAAGCCTTCAAATACGCCCCGCTAGAGGAGATCGACAAACATCTGCGCCCGCTCCTGGTGGGAGAGAACTTGGATCTCTCCTATTCCGACGAATCGAGTGAGGGCGGCGGCATTCTGATCCGTGGCCGCCTGAAGCACCTGCCAAGCGGCCATTATGAAGATTCCCTTATGCGAGCCCCGCCCGACACAACGGGCGGCAAGTCGGATGTGCAGGCCGTGGGAAGCACCAATTCGTTCCTCCGCCGTTACGTCGCGTGCAACATCTTCAACATCGTGGTTGTCGGGGACGATGACGACGGAAACGGAGGCAAAATCGACGAGAGACAGACCCAGACAATTCTCGATCTGATCAAAAGAGCCAAAGTCGGACCAAAATTTCTGAAATACATGAAGGCCAAGACCGTCGAGGAAGCCGGTTCTCTTGAGGCTGCAGTCGCGACGATCGCCGCCCGGGATTATCGCAAGGCCATCAGCACGCTGGAGGAACAAGTCGCCAAGTCGGAGGCCGGTCGTGCCCATTTTTCATAGCGTGGCGCAATACTCCGCAGCCTATGACCAGCTCAAGCTGGGGATCCCGACGAGCTCCAAGTTCCACAAGATCATCACACCGCAAGGCAAGCCGTCCAAGCAGTGGCGCGAATATGCCTGCGTCCTGATCGCCGAGCGGATCCTGCAGCGGAGGATCGAGTTTTACAATTCGCCGGCGATGGAGCGCGGCTTGATCGCCGAGGCCGAGGCGGCCGATTGGTATGAATTCGATCATGACGTCACCACTCGGAACATCGGTTTCATCACCGATGACGATCACACGGTGGGGTGCAGTCCTGATCGGCTCGTCGGCGATGACGGTTTGTTGGAAATCAAGGCCCCGCTGCCGCACACGCAAGTCGAATACTGGCTTTCCGGAGAGCTCGGCGAACGGTTCCGGCCTCAATTGCAGGGTCAGCTCTACATTTCGCAGCGCCGCTGGGTCGACATCCTGTGCTGGCATGATGTACTTCCGAAGCTTGTCGTGCGGGTCGAGCCCGACGAAAAGTTTATCGCAGCCCTCGCCCGCGAACTCCAGATCTTCAACTACTTTATCGAGTGCGTGATGGAGAAGATCCGCGGGATGAGTGAACTGCCGGTCCCGCCGGGGAGATTGGCGCTGGCCTCAGCGCTGCGCGCAAGCCTCGAATTGGCGCCGTAACCGATGCCGGCGGCGCGCATCCCCCGCACTGTAGGCCCATGGCAAGACCAAGCCGGACTTCCGGAGGCGCTCGCAACACCTAGCCTTCATCAGACAGCTTCCCTGCGTCGTCTGCGGTACAGCACCACCCTCGGCAGCCGCGCATGTGCGTTCGGGCGCCGACGGCGGCGCGGGAATAAAACCGGCGGATCGCTACTGCGTATCTCTCTGCAGCGATTGCCATGTGCTGCAACACCAGTTCGGCGAGCTGGCGTTCTGGAGCGCCGTACGCATCGATCCGCTCAACGTGGCTTATCGTTTGTGGACAGTATCGGGGGATATGCCCGCCGGAGAGAGGATTGTGTTCCGCGCGCGCCAGCAGATTGACCTAATGAAGGGTCACTCACATCATACAGCTTGAGCCATCACCCTTCAGCGCAAGAGGTGACGGTCCGATAATCGACCATGACCGTGCCGGGTTCGGACGCTTCCGCAGCGCGCAGGATCATCGGCGTCGTAGCGGGAAAAGCATTCTGCCTTTAAGTTGCATCGTCGCACCCGCAACCTATCGCCGATCTGCAACTTACTAATCCCGAACAGCCCATCGCCCCACGAAGAGCACGTCATATTCTATTCGTCGGTTGAGGGGGTTGAGAGTGGTTCTGCGCCGAGCCCCCTTGGACGCTGCTAAAAATAGTTGCAATTGAATATAACAAGATAACTGACGAGATCGGCGGAAAACCGCTGTCTTGATTATGCCGTATGAGCGTCTATATCCGTTGCTTCAGTTGAGGCCGTCGTGACGACGCCCTTGTCCCTAGAAGGAGCCGGCAACCATGCCCGGTACAATCGTCCCCCCCCCGCGCAAGCCCTGCGGGGCTTTCGAAAAAGCTATCCCCAAGTGCGAGCTGCTGCCGCTCGATGTGCTCCTGGATGCGATGTGGTTCTTCCACGACCAGGCCCAGCGTCTTGAAGGCTCCGGCGACCCCGACAACGCCAGGCTCGCCCGCCACCGCGCGTACTGCATCGCCAAGCTGGCCGCTCCGTACGTGCACCCGCGTGTGGTCGCCGACGACCGTTGCCGGTGACGCCGATGGCGGCCCCGTCAGCGTCCGGAATGCAGACCCGTTTGCCCGCCACAGCGGGGTGCGGGAATGGGCCTCGGACTCGCGGATCATTCATCCCGCAACGCCACTGGCAATTCGGCGGAGGCCAGTAGGCTGCGGAAAGTGAAGCTTACACAGACTTGCAAAGAGCGCTTTCTGGAAGCGCTCGCCGACACCGGCAGCGTGAGCACCGCGGTCGCTATCGCAGGCCGAACTCGCGTGTACGAGCTCCGGAAGACAGACCCGGCGTTCGCGAGTGCGTGGCAGGATGCCGAGGAAATCGCGACCGACCGGCTTGAGGATGAGGCGAAACGATGCGCCATTGAGGGAGTACCAAAACCGCTCGTCAGCGCAGGCAAGGTGGTACGCGACGATAATGGTCAACCCGTCATGTCATGGTTCCCTGTTACTCGGATACCCTACTTCTGGCGCTAATCAAAAAACGTCCGCCACCACACCGTCAGGGATCGGAGCGCCTCCAATTGCCTAAACTGCGCTCGGTGGATGATGCGGCTGGTGTGATGGCCTCCATCATAGCCGCCGTCGCAGCCGGTGAGATCACGTCGGCCGAGGCAGCTGAGCTGTCAAAGCTTGTCGACACTTATTTGAAGGCAAATGAAGCGAGATACAATTTCTTTAAGCTACTTTGACAAGAGAACGCTAGACCATTCTACCGATCATAGGATCGGAAGCCTATTTAAAGGCACACTTATTCGTGGGCGAGAAACGGTGGAGACTAAAGTCATCGATTGCTTGCAGACTGTAGCTTTGCTGCAATATCCGCAAGATGAGCGATATTAGGTTGCCAGGTTTTAAAGGGCACCTCCTTTTGGCACTGCACCAAGTCAATCGGAGCGGCAAACACCGAGAGTCACTCCGCATTCGCGTGAAGATCAGCACGGCATTTCAGAATTAGGTCTTGCCCGACAGGTAGACCCTGCGCTTACATCCGGGTATGGCGACAAAGCTGCGGCCATGCATGCTGCGAACCTCGATTGAGAAGAGTACAGGCGACCACGCGCGGCGGTGCGGGTGACCTACCCAGGTACGGAGCAGAGTGTGACCAAACAAGGGCGGATCGCTGCAAACTTCGCCATGGGTTTAGCCCGATTATCGCTGACGCTTCGGTGGCCGAGCTGCTGGTATTCGCTTCGCTACAGAAGGTGTCCTTTCAGTGCGGAGAACCGGCTGAAATGGAACTATTTGCGTGCGTAAGTGTGTCCCGCGTGTTCCGAAACTCTCGAGACCCCCAGCCTTTCGACCGGATGGACGAATTGCCGAGACGCGCGGGAGCGCTGGAGCGGTGTGGGCTCCTGATTTTGGCGCCGAGCTATTG